TACCCTCTTAGAACTACATAATATCTAAAAGACATTAATCTAAAAGACATTATTTCTATTAGACATTAAACGAGTTAGACTTAACCATTAAGACTAATATTATTATACATAAACTATTATTAATATTAACCTCTATTATATAATTATTTATTATATAAATAAATGTATATTAAGGTTTCTATTAAGAAAAAATACACTTTTTTTCCAAACTACCAAATTGAATCAAAAAACTAACTTTCAACAACTTAATAAACCACCTCATCATAAAAAATTACCAAACCATCCAAAAAATAGCGAGGTAGCCCTTAAATCAACACCATCTTTAAAACACTTAAAAACCCACTAGTTTTATGCAAAATATTGACATAACCAAACTAATAAATTATCTTTGTAAAAAACCAAAACAAATGACAGTTTTAGAAACAGTAAACAACCTACCATACTCCGATAAGTTCGACTTATGGATGCAGTACTACATCTCGCAATTAGAAGTAAAATACCACAGCGTGTACGTCAGGATTTATGATCAATTTGATGATTTAGAAATAAAATATTTAGGGAATCAACTTTCATATAGCACTAGTCCTGTAGATAAACTGTGTAAAACAGTAAGTAGTCTAAACGGCTGGGGGAACACACCTTACACTCAAACGTATGGTTTAAGGATATATGAAGTCGGTAGGAATATACCAATCCTATCATTCGAAGAGTTCTATAAAGTTAATGAATCAATAGATCGGGGAGAAAACTGGAAAGAGAAAGGTTTTGCACAAAGACACTCTGTACCTTTCTCAGAAGCATCGAATTATTACAATAGATTTACTCTTGTATAATTAAAAAATTCATTTTATATTTGTACACATATAACAATTTTAAAACAAAACATATTATGAACAATTACGTAGGATACTACAGAGTATCAACAGAAGAACAAGGTAATTCGGGGTTGGGTTTACACGCACAGAAAGAATCAGTTTTAGATTTTGTATCTAAAAATGGTTCTTTATTATCAGAGTATCGTGATGTAGAATCAGGATTATCCGAATCAAGAAAAGGTATAGAGAAAGCAATTCAAGATTGTAAAATGTACGGTGCTACTCTTTTAGTAAAAGAATTATCTCGTATAACCCGAGGTGGGTTCAAGTACAGACAGATGTTAGAACAAGAAAAAATCAACTACATCGAGGTTAATTCCCCACATGATCCGCAGTTAGTAAAAGAAATTAAATTTTCTTTAGCTAAAGAAGAAAGAGATAAGATTAGTGCTCGAACTAAAGACGCTCTTGGTCAGATCAAATCGAAATTAAAAAGAGGGGAGAGACATGTATCAAAAGCAGGGAACGTTATTAAATCATTAGGTACACCTTCTAACTTAACAGATGAATCCAGAAAGCGTGCTATCGAAGTAAGAAAGAGAAATGCAATGACTAACACTAACAACATGAAAGCTGGTAAGTATATTGTTGCATTAAGAAAGTTAGGTAAAACATTTGACGAAATTACTAAAGAGTTAAACGACGCAGGGTTTAAAAGTAGTAGAGGAGGTAGTTTTAACAAAAGGCAAACATTCAGACTATATAAAACATATAATTAAAAATAAATGATAATTCAACACAAAGAAAACGAAGATGGTTTAATAGAGGGTGTATCTTTTAAAAACGGAGTTTTAGAAACGTACGGAAATATGTACATATTTGGAGAAAACCTAGAGAACTTATACTCCTTGTTAAAGGATTACTACATCCGAATGGAATCATTAAAAGAGTTAGAAAAACAAGTATGTTTAGACGATTATGATTTTGAAGAAGGATATAACACAATAGAAAAAGAAGTTAAAACATCATATGGTTTATTGAGAGTTACTTTAGTAGTACATTATAACTTTACAGGAACACCTTTTACAGATGACGATAACAGTTCAATAACACACCTAGAGGACGTTACTAAAATTGAGTTTTATGATGCAGATGGAAGGATGATGAAAACAGATATAACAAAAGATGATGTAGCGTTTGTATTAGGTGATATAATTAATAAAAGACTTTACTAAGACAATGACACAAACAAATAAAAAAATTACTTTAGACTACGATGAATATCTTTTTTTAAATAAAACTATTGTAGATCAAAATGAAGTAATAGAAAAAATAATGAAAGAAAACAACATTAGTTTTTATCAAAAAACCTATGAAAATATCCGTATTTATAACCCTACTCCCGACATGAAAATAGGTAAAGAGTTTCGCTGTTATGAAACTCGTTTATCTCTTCCTATTTACAGAATTGAAAATTTCACAGAAGGTAAAGTCCTTAAAGATCTTACTGATGAAATGAAAATTCATTTTGAAAAAGAAGTAAAAAAAATAGAAGATGTTCTAGTTAAAATAAATAAACACTATGGGTTTATACGTGAACAATACGGTGAAAAAGAAGAAGAAAAACAAAGAACTAATTTGTTTAACATACTTAGTAAATACATTATAACATGGCACAAATAGATAAAACATACCACAAACTAGTAAATAAAATACTAAAAGAAGGGTTTTTATACGAAGACCCTAACCGTAAAGGAATTAAAAGACTACAGATACCTAGCTATACTTTTAAACACGAATTTAAAGATGGATTTCCAGCCATCACAACTAAAAAGTTGTATTGGAAGGGTATAGTAGGAGAGTTACTATGGTTTTTAAGAGGGGATACTAATATTAAATATTTGGTAGATAACGGTATTAATATTTGGAATAAAGATGCTTATAATTACTATTTAAATATAGCAAAAATACACAAAAACGAACGCAATCTTTTTTCATTACGTGAATTTTCAACCTATATAAAAGACCCAAGAACATTGCCAGTAGAAGGAAGAATTTCAAATCAAAATCCAGATTACAAATTAGGAGACCTTGGTAAAGTATATGGTGCTCAATGGAGAAGATGGAGTTCTTTTAAAGAAGAAGATAATGGATTACTTGGTGTAATTAATTATGAAAAATATTCAGATCAGCTATCTAATCTTATTAAAGGATTAAAAGAAAATCCTATGGGTACAAGGCATATTGTTACAGCTTGGAATCCTGCCGAATTAGATGATATGGCTTTACCACCTTGCCATTGGAGTTTTGAGATATTGGTTGAGCCTTTGAATAGATTAAAATATTGTAAAGAAAACAATATCGAATTACCAGAACTTGAAGCAGGATTAGAAAACGCTGGAGACTGTCTAAACTCTTATGAGATACCAAAATACCAATTTACTTTAAAATGGCATCAGCGTTCAGTAGATACATTCTTAGGTCTTCCATTTAATATAGCATCTTACGCCTTATTAGCCCACATACTAGGTAAAATGACCAACATGATACCTAAAGCTATCGTAGGTGATTTATCTAATGTACATATCTATGAACCTCATTTAGACGCTGTTAAAGAGCAATTAAGTAAAGATGTTAATAAGTATGGTAGTTGTGAGTTAGATATGAATAATAAGTTAGTTTATCAGGAATCTGTTAATAAGTGTATAGACCTAATGAAAATATCAGATTTTAGACTAAAGAACTATGAATCATACCCGAGTATAAATGCCGAAATGTTAGCGTATAATAAATAATAGATATGATTAAAAGCAGTGTTGAAAAACTATCCGAGACTATCGGATTTGAAATAGGAACTAGCGATGATGTAACACAAGCATTATTAATTAATGGATTTTGCAGAGGGTTAAATAACTCTATACTACAAAAAACAAATTTAGATATGCAGTTATGTCACATAGCAGATAAATTAAACGAAAAGAGTGAAAAAATTTTGATCGAATTAGTAGAATTTATTAAACTAAAAAATGAAAAATAAAATGAAACAAGAAAAAACAATAGAAGAGATAAAAAAGAGTTATTTGATGATTTTAAATCAAATAAGAACAACTCAGAAAATAGTAGAACATATAGAATCTAATAAATAAAAACCATGAGCGGAGGACATTTCGAATATAATCAATATAGAATCAATGATGTAGTTGACTCTATAGAAGAACTGATACAAAAAAACGGTAGATTAAAAACAAAAGAAGAAAAAAAAGACGAGGGGTGGTATGACCCAGACTTCTATGAAAAATACCCCGAAGAAAATTACCATACAAAATATTCTGATAAAGTAATAGAAGAATTTAAAAAAGCTGTTTTTTATTTAAAAAAGGCTAGTATCTACACACAAAGAATAGATTGGTTTATTAGTGGTGATGATTCAGAAGAAAGTTTTCACGAAAGATTAAAAGAAGATTTAGAAAATGAAAAATAATCTAATAGGTATTTCAGGACGTATTGGTTCAGGTAAAGACACTGTAGGTAATATTATAAATTACTTATGTTGGAAAAACTCTGTAGAAAAAGGTATAGCTGATCCACAAACATATACCATTAAAGATTTTATAGATGGTAGAGGAAGAGAAACTTTTGAGATCAAAAAGTTTGCTGATAAACTCAAACAAAGAGTAGCTTTAACATGGGGTATAGACAGAATAAAACTAGAAGATAGAGGATTTAAAAACTCAATAATACCTCAATTAGGAATCACTTGGAGAAAAATAATGCAGTTAGAAGGAGAAAAGATGAGGGAAATTAATAAAGATTATTGGGTTAACGCTTTATTTTCCGATTACTCTGATTTTTACAACAGTATGTTTTCAGTTAGAAACGGTTATAAAGAACCTAAAAACAAATGGATAATTACTGACGTTAGATTCCCTAATGAAGTCAAAGCTATTAAAGATAGGGGCGGTATTGTGATTAGGGTTAATAGAAAAACTGATGAACTTAGTAACCACGAATCAGAAACAGCTCTAGACAATGCTAAATTTGATTATATTATTGACAATAATTCTGATATTCGATCTCTTATAGAAAAAGTAAAAATTTGGATATTATATAATATTTAACTATCTTTACAATCAAGATTTAACGATAATACTATAAATCAAATAGTTACACACTCGTTTTATAACATATTAAAGGAAAACTTACTTTTGTGGGTAAGTTTAACATCCTTTAAAAATTTTATAAAATGGGAAAAGTACAAAGAGCTATAAGCGAGTTCAGAAATGTTGTAGTAAACAACAACGTAGCACAAATATCAGCACCTATTGATGCTCATGCAGCCATCTTAGGTATGGTAGAAGATTTTGAAAGCGACTACTTCAAAGATCCAAGTATCGCTAATTTAGCAGCAGCTACTGTTTTAAGAACAGGAAGACAGAATAGTCAAATTCATGTTTTCACAGTAACTACTACTTTCGCTACAGGAACGTATTCAATTCAATACGTTGAAACAAAACCTAACGCAACCTCTTAATGAGTTTGTGTAAAAATTTCCAGTTATGTTTTAGATCACGCCCGTGATCGTTTTTTCATAGTTGTAGTTTTTTAATTGTTATGTAAAACCCCTTGCTTCTGTGAGGGGTTTTTTTTATATTTGTTAAAAATATAATAAGATGGATGAAAAAACTATAAGATGGCATGAACAACAAATTCGTATAAAGAAGTTAGCCAACAGAGGTAAGTTAGAATCTCTTGAAGGTCAAGACAGGATAGACGCATTAAAGTATGCGAAGAGGTACAAGTCAAAGGCTAATAGAACACTAAGACCAATTAATAGATATTACCGTGTAGATAAACAACCAAGAGCTTATTCTATAAGTAGAGAATATGATTTTTTGAAATATTTACCATTGGTTTTTTCATGGGCACTCAAACAAAAACCAGATTTAGGAAGACTTGATTTAGAGGCATTAATATACCTGTACGGTCATGGTCATTTTTTAGTTGAAGAATTTAAACTATTTATTAAGGCTTTTAGAGGTACTACTCCGAGTTGTGATAAGATGCTACAAAGTTTAGTAGATAGAGGTTATGTGAGGTTAGTTAGGAAAAAAACATACAGCACTAAAGAAATTTATGGATTAACAGACTCATGTAGTCTTTTTATAGGTAAAATTCACAAGTACTGCTGTGGTGTTGAAAAAATACCAAGACAGGACATGACATTTACTAGAAGAGTTGAAAGACAGAAAACCACCTATGCGAAAAACAAAAACCGAAAATTATTGAATCTAATTGCACGCATGGATAAAGATATAGACAATAGAGATTAACGATTCCCCTCTCCTCTTCTACCACGATTGGTAGAACTTTTAACAAACCTTTTGGTTGCGTGATCGTAGTCTTTACCTGCTATACTTTTACCGTTCTTTTTAGCCTCCCTACGCTTTCTACCACATTCTGTTCTTTTTTTTATTTGTTCAGGACGTGCGTTAATCTTTTTATCTGTTTGAGCCTTTTTCTTACGAGCCTTAGGATTCTCCTGATAATATTTAGTACTTTTACCCATTTCATTTTTATCTAAAAAGTGATCAATGATCTTTGTATTTATATTTGTAAATATAAAGATTATTCAATGACTTATAAATTTGAAATATTGAATGACTGTATATTAGTCATTACCAATACAGATACTGGAGAGATAGTCTTAGACAAACCTAAGAGACTTGTTTACTATAACGAAAAGTATCTAACCAACGAAAATAGGATCGTACTACACGACACACAACTCCCTCATAGAAACATCATAGATGAGAATATTAGGATTGAGTTTGCTGTTGATAGCACAGATACACCTTTTACAGTAAACTCTTTTCAAACATTCGCTAGAGAAAATCTAGGAATTGAGTGCGGAGGTGCTGAATGGGGAGGTATTGCAGGAGATATAGCAACACAAAGCGATTTAACCTTACAGAATGTATCTGATATAGGTAACACAACAACGAATGATATAAGTATAGGTAGCCCTGACACCCCCACCTCTAAACTTTCAGTAATAGGCACAAGCCCTGGGCAGGATTTGTTTGATGTAACGGATGATGCTGGTAATACTTTTTTTCAGGTAGATGGTAATGGTAATTTAGGACTAGGAACATCACCTGATACTAATACTGATCCTGCAAGAGTTAAAATAGAAAATAACTCTAATAAGTTTTTTAATTTTGTTTTTTCCTCACAACAACCTGAGCCTCTACCCCTAAACAACGGAGATTTTTATGCTGCTTATGGGAATTTATGGTTAAATATTTCGTCTGCATCTACTTTTTATAAATCTAATAAACATAGACGAATGAAAATGACAGGAACAGAAGCAGATGTTGTGGGTACATTTAACAATTTTGCTTCAGTAATGTCAACAGCTATTAACTTTAATAAATATGATGGAAACGCTGATACATACGGAAACGCAACTTTGTTGCATACGGGGTACTCTTATGGAGAAAAATTGTTAGATCGATACCAATCTTTAGGGGGTGATGCTAGTACAGGTTTAAACATAGAGCCAAACTTAGACTCAAGAATGTACGATGCAATGATGTTGTCAGTAACTGGATCTCTTTCAACAATACAATTATTTGTTGACGTTAAAGGTAGTATTTTCACAAGAGCTTTAGGAACCGAAGCAGAATCAGATTACAAAAAAGCT